GGTCTACCTTTCTTATCTTCTCTACACCTTCGGGTAGGTCATCATTCCAGTCATCTAGGTATGTACCTACTACAGCCAAAAACATATCCCAAGCCTCTACAATCGGCTGAGGTGCGTAGTTCATTTTACCTACTCTTTGCGTAGCTACACCTAATATAGACGCCATAGAATCAGCTACATCTTTACCTTTAGTTTCGACTAGTAGTCTATACTGTTCACCTGTTAGTTTCTTACTCATGATTTTTTTAGTTTCCTTTTCGCCTTCTACACTCATGCTATCTACTAAATGAGCGTTTTGAGCGTTTTGTGTTTTTTTGGTTATTTTCATGCCCAAGAATACGGCAATAATAATTTATATTCACTATTGTATATTAACTTTATTATGCGTAAATTCAGCGTTTTTGGGTGATAATGAGACTCAATCTCATTAAGAGGGTATGTTATTTGCTAATGAGACTCATTCTCAATAAGCTTCTAGGCACGGCTTGTTGCTACTGAGACTCAATCTCAATAACTATAAACCTATGGTTCTACTTATCGAACCAATAGTCGAAAATTCAACCTAATAGTCGAAAATGTAACGAGGAAAGACCTCCCCCCCAATGCGCGAATAAGGCTCACACACAATCTGGGGCTATTTTTTTAGGAATATGAGTTTAATTTACTTGTAAATAGCTCTATATCTATCATTTCGAGCGTATCTGCGTTCTGGAGTCTACTCACTATCTCTGCTAACTCACCTATTGTTTTGCTAGTTGGTTCTAAAATATCCAGTATTTTTAGATTATATGCTAATTCTATGGCTTTATTGATATTAACTAGTGTACTCTCTTCACTATACTCTTCACTTAAAGCCCTATCGAACTTAGTTTTCATTTTTTTCAACCTTTTTGTTGATTGAATCTAGTAATGAAAAGTTAAGTAAAGCAAGTGTTTTTGAAATATATTGTAAATTTTATTTGAAGTAAGGGTGTTGTTTGCTCAGGATTGTATTTATTTGGCGATATTTGGTGGTTTCTTGGATATCAAGTAAAAAACACGAGTATATCTATGGGTTTAGCGGATTTTGTCCAATTTAAGCGAATTTGCCCTTGTTTTTGTATCTATCACATAATATAGGTAGTTTAATATTTCGTGTTCTGCCTCATTTCCACGAACTCCTGCTGTATATGTGACCTTTTCTATCTCATACCCTACGTTCTTAACGTCCTGTATCTCTTCCCACTTTGCTTCCTTGAATAGTTTTTCTATGTCTATCTCGTCTTGAGGTAGTAGAAGGACTGCCATTAAAAATCTTTTCGTAGTTATCTTGATACCGTTTGATATCTGATGTCCTATCCTTATCGCCTTTGCCATTCATTTTTTCTTTCTTTTAATATTACGTTAGTAATATATTTTCTTTCTTTTACTTAGTAAACTTAGTATACTTCGGGTTTCAAACCCTATTAATTTAATAACAAAACCTAGGGTTATGCAAGTATTTTATGAAAAAAGTTAAAAAGCTTGCATTATTTGTGTATATATTTATAAATTAGGCACAAGTGTATGGCTAAAATACTTAACATTGCTAGGCAGTACTGTTGTAATTGGAACGCGGGTAAGTGCGTTGGGTGTGTATTTACTAGAGAGGATAATAAATTAAAGTGCTCTGTTGTTTCTGATTTAAGCGGAAAGGATTGTTGTGTTGAAGAAGGTTGTGAATATTTCGAGACCGTTGTCATACCGGGAATAGCTGATAAAAAAATAAAGGAATCAGCTAAATTACTAAGAAAGCTATAGGAGAGTAAATGAAAATAGGTGGTCATAGATATAAGATTAACTTTGTTAATGACATGAAATTAGATGATGGTTCAACCATATTGGGTATGCATGACACAAAGAACTGTAATATAAACATAACAAGCGATATGGCTCTATCAAGGAAGAAAGAAACACTTATTCATGAGACACTGCATGTTATATTGACAAATGCAGGATTTCAAGAGCAAGATGAGCATTATATAGACACAATAGCCAATGGGTTGCTTCAGCTGGGGGTTGGAGACCTTTTATGGGAAAAAGTAGGAGATAAGTAATGAAAGCGGCATTAGCTATACTTGTAATGATATCTGGAAAGCTTTGGTTTTTTATGGAAGGTTTATTTATAATTTGCCTAGTAAAGGTGCTTAAGGGAGTAATTAAATGAAAAGAGCGATAGTTACTCCCGACAAGCACTTTCCATTTGAGGATAAAAAAGCTATAAAGGTTGTTTGTAAGGCTATTGAACTTGTAAAGCCTGATATATATGTTGACCTAGGGGATACCGGCGAATGGGAATCTGTATCTCATTGGCAATGGAAGAAGAAAAAGAGACCTCCGCTTGAATACCAACTTCCATTTGTATACAAGGAAATAGAAGCTGTTAATAAAGGGATGGATATAATTGATGCATCCTTAGATAAGGCAGGAACAAAACAACGTCATTTTATAGAGGGGAACCATGAAGACTGGCTTAATAGATTTGTTGAAGAAAATCCATACTTGGCTAAAGACATACTCGTCAAAAATGCACTCCGTCTTAATGAGCGTGGATACAAGTACCATAAAATCGGGAAGATGCTCAAAATTGGTAAGATTCATTTTTATCATGGTCATCATTTTGCAGGAATTAATCATACTCGTAACCATCTCCTTCGCCTCGGCGGTAATGTTATGTATGGTCATCATCACGATATTCAGCAAAGCTCTGTTACGCACATTGATGGGGTCAAGTCAGCGTGGTCAATAGGGTGCTTAAAGGATATGAGTGCTGAGGCTAATGAATGGCTAGGTAATAGACAACACAATTGGCAACATGCTTTTGCTATTGTAGACTTTCACAACAATGGAAATTTTAATGTTACAGTGCATCAAATAGTGAATGGAGTAAGTACAGTAGATGGGAAGGTTTTAAGAGCAAAGTGAAGACCAGAGTAATAAAGGATAAAGAGCATATACTATATGATGATATTGATGAATTTAAAACAAATGAACCAGATACGCAATTAATAGAAGATTGGCGTGATGGTGAGGAAGGTGATTGGGTTCTATGTGATGATGGTAAGGTCTGTATGGTCTTGAAAAGGGGTGAACTAAAGAATGGTCACAGTGATAATGTTTATAATTTTTACATAAGAACTATTATTGGTTCCTTTGTCTGTCGAAAAAATATTAGCATGCAGGGAGATATGCGAAGAAATATATACTCATTTGGAGCCCAAGATAAAACAGCTTATCAAATAGTAAAAGATAGAAAGAAACCAACCAACAAGGAGTTCTTATTTGCAAAGTATGTAGCTAAAGGCGATGATATGGTAGAGGCTTTTATGAAGGTATATCCAGCAAAAAGCGAAGATTATGCAAAGCGTGAAGCTAATTTGCTAATGAGTACTAAAAGGATACAAAGTTTGATTAGAGAAGAAATAGAAAAGGTAATGAACGAGGCTGAGATAACTCCTCTGTACATACTTGAAAAAATGAAAGATATCATTGAGTCTGATGCATCTAAAGATAGTGATAAAGTATCATTGCTTAAAGAGCTTGTCTCTATTGCCGGGATGAAAGATACGGATAAAAAGTCAGAATCAGTTACTGTATTCCAAGGCTTTTCTCCTGAACAGCTTGATGCTATAAGTGGAAACAATGTAAAAAAGCTAGCAAGCGCTAAAAGGGAAATAGAAAGTTGAATCTATATGAAATATGCCTAGAGGTTTTGAAACATGCCAGCGAATCTAAAATAAACCTAGAAGATGAAATGTCTCGTGAGACAGTAGCTACTGAGATATATGACCTATTCTACGAATATCAAACATATAGCCCATATTTAGATAGTGGGTATCTAGGGGATTTAAAAGATTACTGGGATTATAAACAAGACCTAAATGAAGACGAATAAGTTAGCAGTATACGGAACACTTAGAAATGGGGAGCGAGATATCTGGAAGGTAGATGGCTATACATTAGTGTTCCCGGGACATAGGGATTATCCCGCCGCATTAATAGACAGTGGTAGTAAAGGTATGATTGTTGAGTTGATGGATGTAGATGCTGGTGACCTAATGGGTTATGATAAGTATGAAAGTATAAGTACTGGTTTATATGAAAGAAGAATAGTTAATGCATATAAAGACGATAAAGAAGTTGAGGCTTGGATGTATACAATTGGCCCCGCTTTATTGCAGTATAATGGAGTATTTGAGATGGTTCCAAAACAAGATTGGTTATCCGAGGAATGTCTGAACGTAAGAAAATAAATATAAACAAAAATAACGTATCAGATAAAGAGCGTGTTCTAGAGCTGGCTAGAAAGGATATAATAGCATTTGGTCAGTTATTCTTACCAGAAGACTTTATGAAGTCCACTCCTGCCCCATATCATTATGAATTAAATAACTTATTACTAGACTCATCTAAAAAAAGAAACTGTATAATACTCCCTCGTGGTCATAGTAAATCAACATTAGCTAAAACGGCATTACTACATCATTTATACTTTAACCCAGAAGGAAAGAAAGAATTTATAGCTTGGGTGGCTGAGGAGCAATCACAGGCTATTGACCATATAAAGTACATACAAAGTCACATAGAGGTTAACCCAGCTTTAAATTATTACTTTGGAGACCTTATGGGAAGCAAGTGGACTGAAAAGGAATTTATCACTAGTAAGGGAGATAGGGTCATAGCAAAGGGTACATCTCAAAGATTGCGTGGTCGTTCACAACTAGGTCTTAGGTATACTAAAATTGTTCTCGATGACTTTGAATCTGAGCTAAATACAAAAACTCCAGATAGAAGGCGTGAGATTAAAGAATGGGTAATGTCTACTGTCGAGCCAGCCCTTGAGAACTCAGCTGATAATGAAGGCTCTATATGGTTAATTGGTACAATAGTTCATTATGATTCTTTTTTACAAAGTATATACGATGGGTACTTAGAAGCTAAGAGAGAAGATAGAAAATACGCTTGGGATGTAATATATCATAAGGCTATTAACGCTGATGGAGATGTATTGTGGCCTAGTTATTTCTCAAAAGAAAAATTAGCAGACATAAGAAGAAGGTTTGAAGATGTTGGACTTTCTCATAAGTTTGCACAAGAATATTTAAATGAGGCTAGAGATTTAGAGAATGCTAAATTTAAAACAGAAAGACTAGAGTATTATGACCATGAGTTTGAAAGTAGGGATGGTTATGCATATCTTGTTAATTCAAAAGATGCTATTCCCGTAAATGTATACATAGGAGTTGACCTAGCTTATGAAGCTAATGAATCTAGTGACTTTCAAGTAATAATGGTAATAGGTATAGATAGTGACAGGAATATATATGTAATAGATTATATGCGTGAACACATACCTTTATATGACATGCCAGAAGAAATATTAGAATACTCAAGAGAATATTCCCCTGTTAAGCGTGTAAATGTTGAGCATGTTGGTGCTCAAGGTATAATAAAAGACGCTGTTAATAAGATGTCTGGCTCAGAAAGAAAGGTTGCTCCCGGTATAGCATTAGGTATAAGACCTCCTACTGGTATAAAGAAAGAAGATAGACTTGAATCTTTATTGGCGCCACTTGTTAATCGTGGCAAAATGTTTATAAAAAGGAAACATCAACATCTAGTTGATGAGATGTTTCAGTTCCCAAAAGGCAGAAATGATGACGTTCTAGATGGTCTATGGTATGCTGTAAATAAAGCTAGACCACCTATAAGTAAAAGGTTTGATGCTTCTGAATTTGAGGATTATGTAGCTCCAAAAGCAGTCAAACAAGCAACAAAGCGTGTTATTTCTTGGGTAACAGGGCAAAAAATATAAAAAAGTACTTGCATTTAACATGATATGTTTATTAAATTAAAACCATAAATTTATAGGTGCATCCATTTCTAGTATAAGAGAGTTAGAAAAAGGCGAAGTTCAACATTCAGAAGTTAATAGACAACTTTGGAGAATGTGGAAAGATGCTCGTGCTGACTGGGATACAGAAGCAAGAGACTCAGTAGACTTTTTTCTAGGCAACCATTACACACAAGAAGAGTCAGATGCCTTACGAGCTGTAGGGCAAGGCGACTTTGTTATAGACCGTGTATATGCGGCTATAGAAAAATTAAAATCATTATTAACATCTCGTTCACCTAAGTATAGTGCTGTTGGTAGAGAAGACTCAGATAGTAGAATATCCAATGTATGGAGAACTATTTTAGAATATATCTGGGATATATCAGATGGTGACGTTCAGTTCAAGCAAGCTGTTCATGACTACGCTACAGCAGGTATGGGATATTTTTATGCTTATATAGACCCTGAAGCTGATTACGGTAGAGGTGAGGTTAAGTTTACATATCTTGACCCATTTCGAGTTTATATAGACCCAGCTTCTAGACATAGGTACGCTGATGATGCATCTGGTATTATAATGTCTACTATATTGACAGAAGACCAGCTTTTGAATATGTATCCACAAGTTGAAGAATATATAGAAGATTTAGAAAGTTATTATGATGAAGAAGATTATCCAGCTTCTTTAAAAAGAAATACATCAAACTCATTTACCCCGGATAATGTATACGATTCTAATTTTAATAGGGTAGGTAAATATAGAATATTAGAAAGGTTTACCAAAGTAAAAGTTCCTTTTTATAGAATATTTAACAAACAAGATGGTTCTGAAAGTATAGTTGATGCAGATAAATATGAAGAATTTTTAGCCAATGAACAAGCTCAGTTATTAATAAAAGCTGAATTAATAGAAGTTGTAGAAGTTATACAAACAAGAATAAAAATCACTTGCACTGTGGGTGATTTACTTTTATATGAACAAATTTTAAATACTGATATATATCCGATTATTCCAGTTCCTAATATATGGACAGGAACTCCTTATCCAAAATCAGATATATCTAAAGTTCAAGATTCTCAAAGACTCTTGAATAAACTTTTCTCTCTCACTCTCTCACACGCTCAAGCCTCTGCTGGACTTAAGTTACTGGTTCCTGAGGGGAGCGTGGATGATTTGGGGCAGTTGGAACAGGATTGGGCTAGACCTAATGCTGTAATACCTTATAATCCTGAGTTCGGTGCACCGCACTTCCCTGCCCCACAATCATTATCTGGAGAGTTTTATAATTTAATAAGTCGTATAGAACATTATATAGACTTAAGTTTTGGTATCCCTGAATTGATGCAAGGCTTTAAAGAAGCCGCACCAGAGACCGTTCGAGGAACAGCTATGTTAGCTGAAATGGGCGAGACTCGTGGAAAATCAAAGTTAAGGGATATCGAAGGAAGTTTGACCAGATTAGGGCGTAATATATACAACCTATGTAAAGGTCACTACACTTACGAAAAAACCTTTAGAATTGTACAGCCGAATAATGACATTACGGAATTTACGGTTAATAGTATGTATGATGATAAAGGTCAGGAAATTAATGCCATAACAAATGATATCACCATTGGGCATTACGACGTGAGAATCATATCAGGTTCTACTTTACCTTCAAACAGGATAGCTGAATACAATATGTATCTTGAAGCGTTTAAGTTGAATCTGGTAGATGATGTCGAGGTTTTGAAGAAATCCGAAATCTTTGACAAAGAAGGTGTTTTACAGCGTAAGGGTCAGATGGCTCAAATGCAGTCATATATCAAACAATTGGAAGAGCAGGTCAAGAAACTTAGTGGAGATTTACAAACCGCAGAGCGTGAAACAATGAGTTCTCGCAAGCGGGCAGAAACTGAGAAGTTCAAAGGTAGGCTCAATGAGATTAAGAATGATACCAAGTTTAAAAGCAAGGTTCAAGTCGATAATCTTAAAAGAATTGTTGATGCAGAAACCCAAGCTGTAAGCTAATGAAAACAGAAATAGTGGGGACATTTCCCCGGTTCTGCTTTTATAGACATCTGTAAAAGGTGATGCTAATAATAAAAGAAATCGAGGAATGAAATGGAAGACACTATGAACGGAGAAGTTAACACAATAGAAGGTGTGGAAGGCGAAGTTTTAGAACAAGTTGTTGAGCCAGAACAAGTAGGGGAACCGCAGGTTAGTGAAACTGAAGGAGAACCTATTGATGACGCTAAGAAGTTCCAGTCAATGTATGACAAGCGAACAGCTGAATATGAAAAGCTCAATTACGAAGTTGAGGAACTACGCAAGTATAAACAACTAGGTGAGGTTCTCGAACAGAGACCAGATGTTGTTGAAGCTATGAGAAACACTTTGAGTGGTAACAAGGTTAGTGATACGCCAGAAACTCAAACGGTTAATGAAGATTCATTTGACCCTTGGGAGGCATATTACAAACCCGGTTCACCTTCGTATGAAATGAGGGTAAACCAAGAAAAGGCTCTTGTAAACGAAGCTGTTCAAGAACAGTTTAGTGGTTTACAAAGGCAAATGGCAATTAATAACCTCAAACAAGACTTAACTAGTAAATATGGTTTTGATGACCCAACAATGGCTGATGATTTTATACAGTTTGCTACTACTCCAAGGGAAGAACTTCCTTTAGATATGTTGGTTGATGTGTATAGAAGATATAAAGGCGGAGAGGAAAAAGTTTCTCAAAACCTTGAAGCTGTTCAAAGGTCTCAGAAGATTGCACCTACGGCTGGCGTCGTTCAGGGTGCGGCTCCTGAAAAACCAAATGAATTAGAAGATGTTTGGAATGGGGTTATGGGTGCCTCTAGAAATACTCAAATATAAACCTAAGGAGTCCTAAATGGCAACTTACAATCAAGGTATTGTGAATGTTGGTGACCCGGGTTCAGCCGCTTCTGGCTATCATACTCGGAGATTATTCAACTTTTCAGACCGTGTAGCTGACTTAGCTCCAGATGAATCTCCATTCTTCGTGTACCTTTCTAAGGTAGCTAAAGTCCCTACGGATGACCCACAATTCCGATTTTTAGAGGACAGGACAAAGGTTTCAATGACAGACAGAGCGTTTTTACTTTCTGGTAGTCATTCGATTCCTGCGGCTGGTTCTACTCTATCATATACAGTCGATACTTCTGGCGGTGCGTCAGTTGATTGGTTGGTCAAAGGTATGGTGTTTGCAGTTGGTTATGAAGAAAATAACTCACCTGAAACAATCATAGTAAGAGTTGAAACTTCTCCAGTTGACGCTGGAAGTACAACAACTTTTACAGGTAAAACTATCTCAGCGGTTGATGGAGCTGAGACTGGTGCTGACAATGCGAAATGTCAAGTAATTGGAACTTCGTATGCTGAAGGTACTGGTGCTCCAGACGTTTGGTCAGAAGAGCTTGATAATGATTATGGTTATACCCAAATCTTTAAAACAGCTTGTGAAATGTCAAATACTGCTCGTGCAACACGGTATCGTGGATACGCAGATGAGTTCCAAAGAATTTGGAATCTTAAATTGCGTGAGCACAAAGTAGACATTGAGCGTGCTATGCTTTTTGGTCAGCGTGCAAGTACTGGTGGTATTCAATATACTGAAGGTATAGCTGGGCATGTTATTAAAAATGGAACAGCAGTTGTAGATGACTCAGCGTTATCTTATAGCTCTGGAGCTCCATACTTTCGTAGCTCAACTGCGGCAGAGTTAACATACGATAGAATTCTTTCAGATTTCGAAGTTGTATACGACCCTGCTCGTGGTGGAACTGATAGTAAATTAGCTCTTGCTAGTCTACCTGTATTGACATTCTTTAACAAACTAGGTGATGGTCTTTTTATTGACTCATCTGTTGGTTATTCAAATAGTGCAATGCGTTATGACGTAAGTCAAAAAGATGGTAGATTTGGTCACAAGGTCTTATCTGTAGAAACTATTCATGGAACTATGAATATGGTAAAAGAACCTCTATTCAGAGGGTTCTCTTCCGGTTTCTTAATGATGGTTGACCTAGACCATGTTGCTTATCGCCCATTAGTTGGTAACGGTGTTAATCGTGATACCCAAGTCCAAACCAATGTACAATCCGCTGATGAAGACCTTCGTAAGGATATGATTCTTACTGAAGCTGGTTTAGAAGTTTCTCTTCCAGAAACTCACTATCTACTTAACTTAGAAGGAGTTTAATAATGCGAAGTGATTATCTAAATGAAAATAGTGGAAAGACTAACGGATACTTAAAGAAAGTAGAAGAAATTGGGGTTGCAAGAACTCTAACTTCTGAAGATAGTGGCAAAGTTTTTGCTGTCGAATCTTCAGGTGGAGCTTTTTCAATCACATTACCTACTACTTTAGTAGATGGCGTCCATTACAAATTTATTGTATGGGAAGAAACTCCAACTGCTGATATTACTATCGCGGCTGGAAGTGCTATCGTTAGTATGGTGCATAAAGATGCTGGTGGTGACGCCGCCGCATCAACTGCAGGTACTCAAATTTCAAACGTTATATTAGACACAACCGCACAGCGTGGCGATTATGTAAATATACTTGCTTGGAATGGTGAGTGGTTAGCAGAAGCGATGAGTAGTATCAACGCTGGTATTCATACATCATAAACTTAATACATAGAGTTTAGCAGTAATTAGAACTGTGGGGGTTATCAATAAAAGGTAGCCCCCGAATCTAAGGAGAAAATATGAATTGCATACATTGTAAAACACCAAACCCAGAACAATGGTTCTACTGCAGAAGCTGTGGCAATAAGGCTTCTGAGTCTGTTTATACTACTAATTTATTTATGCAAAGTGAGATAGGTAAGAGAAGTGATATAGAATTTTCTACAGTTAGTATGGACAGTCATATAGACAAAATTAAAAAAGATAAAATTTCAAAAAGTAATAAATTCTGGAAAGAAAAAGTAAAGCAGGCAGGAATAGCAAATGGCTAATTTTGATGTACAGATACAAGATTTAATTGGAACTTTCTCAGACCAAACAGCTATGGATGATTTTATGACAGCTGGTTGTAAAGAGATTATAAATGCTCTTCCAGACTCTATGCTTTATAAATGTTTAGATAAAACAACTTTAAATAACTCAACTTCTACATTATCTAATATTGATACTTACGGTAAGATTTTTACTGTGATTAGGGAGGATAGTGATAGCGGAGCTGTATTTAGACCATGCAGATATATACCACCGCATAAAAGAAATGTGGTAAAAAGCGATACAGTAGATATGGAATATGCAACAGCTACAGACCCAGCTTATTCAATTTATGAGAATACATTAGAAGTTTACCCTACCCCTACTGCGGGTCAAATCGCAGAAGTGCAGTATGTTGTTTTCCCAACAGTTGACGCTAGCGCTGTTAGCACTATAGCTAATTTCCCAGATGAGGCAGAGTACTTAGTTGTTTTATACGCATCTATAAAATGTGTAGAATCTTTAATGGCGACCGAAGAAGATATAGAGCTTTATGTCCCTTTACTAGCTCAATTAAAAGATGATTATAACAGAGGTTTAGCAGAGATAAAGGCTTGATATGGCAGTCCATTCAATAAGTGTAAAAGAATTAATAAGTAGAGTAAGATTGGTTTTTCCAAGTGCCCCAGAGAACTATATTTTAAATTTAATAAACGATGCTTTGGTTGAGATAGGAACTCATAAAGTAAAAGTTTCTCATGCTAAAATAACAACTGTTGCAGACAGGATGTATTATGACTTGGCTGATGGGGCGACTGATTCAAGTAGTAACGCATTGGAAGCGAACCAAGTACTTAGAGTTTACTTAATGGATAACGAAGGTGACTATATACAAATACCTAGATTGGTTGATAAGAATTTATTATTAGCTGATATAGCAAGTGAAACAAACTTAGATAAACCGGATTAATTATGGCAAGTAATATAAAATACCCAGAAAACCAAGCTATGTACTTTATTGAAGGAGATAAGCTTGCCTTAATAACTAAAGTAGATTCTAGTGGAAACGGAAGAACTAGTTCTAGAAAACAATGGAAAGCTATATCTGAAGCTGTTACTGATGGGATACTAATACATTACTACGCAGAGCCAAACAGTGTTTCTGCTGTCACAGATAATTTAGATATAGACAACGCGCTGGAGTTAGCCGTAGTTGATTACGTTAAAAAATGTTTATACATGGATAAAGCGGGGACTGCTACAGATGCAGTCGTAATGCAAGCATCAATGTCTTTAGCTAATAAATATGAAAGAAATTTTAAAGAAGCTGTACAGAGATATGGCGTAAGGAAAAAAGATAAAACAGGCGGAAGTAGGGTAGTTAAGGTTCCAAATTTAGTTTAACCAATATAAATGCTTTTAAGCGGTGGCGGAGGAATATAGGATAAATTATGTCAAACATTAATAAATATACAACAAAAGAAGTACTAAATAAAGTACTCCTTGATTCTTCAGGAGATGCAGTAAACGCATACTCTCACACATCACAAGAAGCTTTAAACACAGCTTTAGATGCTACAAACAATAGATTAAACGTATCTCTTAAAGGTGGTACAATATCTGGTGATGTAACCATTTCAGGTGATTTAACTGTAGAGGGTGATGGGTCTGGAACTTACGATGAAATAATAGAAGGAAATTTGCAAGTTGGAAATTCTTCAACGGCAGATTCTAATATTGTCATAGAATC